CCGCCTAATCCGATCGCGGCTTCTGTCGGCGCGGTCATGCTCGTGACGAGCGCAGCGACGCCGTACACCTACACCACTGGCGTCATCACGGCGGCGATGAAGGGGATGGCGCAATGAAGATGTGGCGCAATTTCCTCGCCGGATTCCTCGCGCTCGTCTCGATCGGCGCGCTCGCGGCGGGCGGCTCGTCGAGTTCGCTGATCTCGTCGGTCTTCGGACGCCACGGCGCGATTGTCGCGCAGAGCGGCGACTATTCCACCAGCCAGATCACGACCAACACGTCGGGTTCCTCGCCCGGCGCCGGCGTGCTCGGCCAGCAGATCAGCGGCGCGACGGTCTCGGCATCGGGGGCGGTGATCCCCGTCGCCAATTCCGGCGTCGTCACCAACGCGCCGTTCGCGCCGTTGTCGCTGACCGCCGGCTCGTGGGCCTGCTCAGGGACGATCGCCACGGTGGCTGACGCCGGCTCGCCCGTGGTTTCGCAGATCCAAGCGGGGATCAGCACCAGTTCGGGGGCGCTCCCGGCATTTCCGACCACCGGGGCGGTCAGCACCTTGGTCTACCCGAACTCCAACGCCTTCAACATCGTGCCGGTCGGCACGGCGTACTTGAACCTCAGCGCGTCGACGAACGTCTACTTGGCCGGGGCCGTCTTTTTCACCGGCGCGTCGTCGTCGGTCTATCTCTACGGCACGATGACCTGCACGAGGATCGGCTGATGGCGCCGGCACTAGGGCGTCTGCTTGATCGGCGGAATGCACGGATACCCCGCCGCCGGCGGCGGGCAGACGCCATAGCCGTCGGTCCAAATCCCCCTCTGCGGGTGATGGGCGACGTAGGACATGACCATTGCCGCCATCACGGCGCTCGCCACCAGAGACGCGCGCCTAATGACTTTCGACCACAGACCTTGCATGGTGTCTCTCCCTGGCAGCACTGGCTAGGCGGTCTTAATACGAATGGGATGAATTGAAAATACCGCGCTGGCGGCTTGTCCCCGCGCTGTCAACCCCGGTTTCGTCCGGCTCACGATACGAGCCCTGGCGTTCAGAGCGCCGGTCAAATCTCTGCCGCAGGCGATCCGCGATACGGCGCAAGGCCTCTCTCGGCGCAGGCATGAAAGCGCCAATATCCAAGTGGTAATTTAGCGCATTCAGTACTGACATCCGACAGTTACTTGGGTACGATGCGTTATGGCAAGAACGTACGCATCCGAGGCGCTGGACAGGCGAATAATAGGCGACCTTCCGAATAAACGATCCGATGCGATCGCGCTCGGGATCAAGCATTACTTCACGGGTAAGCCGTGCAAGAGAGGCCACCTAGCGAAGCGCCAGTCAGAGAGCGGCGTTTGTGTTGAGTGCAACTATTCCAGAGGCCTAGCGTGGAGGCGGGATCGCCCAGGGTTCAGTGCTGAATCCGATAAGGCATGGCGAGACGCTAACCGTGGTAAGGTGAGAAAGTACAAGCTAGAGAGCTACTACAATAATAGAGAATCGTATCGGGAGAGGTTCAGGGCATATTACGTGGAAAACAAGTCCGAGATGAACGAAGCGTCTCGGAAGTGGAGAGTGGACAACCCGGATAAGGCGCTTGCAAATCACCACAAGCGACGCGCTAGGAAGGAGCGGGCTGCGGGGTCTCATTCCCATCTTGACGTTGAGAGAATCCGTAAATCCCAACGTGATCGTTGCGCCTGTTGCCGTAGCAGCCTCAAAGGCGGCGGCCACGTAGACCACATAATCGCTCTCTCAAAGGGCGGATCGAATTGGGCGCGCAATCTCCAGCTTCTCTGCCAGCCCTGCAACAACTCGAAACACAATCGCGACCCAGTTGAGTTCATGCAGTCGCGTGGATTCCTGATCTAGAGCGCGAGAAAACCATTTCGTCGTCCCTTACGAAAAAGGGAGCGAGTACAGGACTCGCTTACCAAGTCTGACGCACGTCACCACGATACGGGACAGGCCTTTTTCGGAACGGGCCTGAACGTTCCGCCGCGCTTACCGCGATAACGTGAGAGCAAGAGAACATGGGAAGAGAAGGCGATATCCTGCGCGACGCAATTATCGCGACGGACAAGGAAATCTTCGGCGACGCCTTCGGGCAAGAGGAAACCGTTCTCGATGAGAGCGGCGACCGATCGCTCGAGGCGATGGGCTCCGGCCTCGAAGGCCAGCATGAGCCCGACGACGAAGAGGAGGACGAGCCCGCCGAAGGCGCCGAGCAAGGCGAAGCCGCAGAGGCCGAAACTGAGACTTCCGAAACCCCGGAAGCCAAGGCCAAGACCGAAGAGGCTCCCGCGACCGAACAGCGCCAGGACGAGCATCAAGGCCGCGTCCCAGCCGGCCGGCTGCGCGAGCAGACCGAACGGACGAGAGCGGCGGAGACCGAGCGCGACCAACTCAAGGCGCAGGTCGAAGCCGAGCGGGCCAACAGCCGCAAAGAGATCGATGCGCTCAAGGCTCAGTTCGATGGCGTGCTGGCGGCGCTTCGCCAACAGCAGCCGACGCAGCAGCCCAAAGCGACTGAGCCGCCGAAGCCGGAAGCGCCGCCCGACCTTCTCGAAAACCCAACTGCGTTCGCCGAATACGTCCGCAAGGGCGGCCAAACGGAAGCCCAAGCCCTTCGCCAGGAAATGGCGGCGATGCGGGTTGAGACCAGCCTGCAAGTCGCCCATGCCCGGCACGGCGATACCTTCCAGGCCGCATTCGATGCGGTCAAGCAACTCGACCCCAACAACCAGGAAAACCGCGATCTTGTCCGCCGCATGTACGCCGCGCCCAATCCGGGCGAAGCGTTGGTGCAGTGGCACAAGCGCAACGAGGCCCTGAAGGAAGTCGGCGACGACCCCGCGAAGTATCGCGAAAGGATCGCCGAAGACACCCGCAAAGCGCTGATGGCCGATCCCGAGTTTCGCAAGCAGATCATCGACGAACTGCGCGGCGAAGCGATGGCCGGCGATCACGGCAGGCCTCGCACCGTCACCCGACTGCCTGGATCTCTGAACCGCGCCGCGGGCGGCAACACCCGCGCGCCGAACGATCTCGCGATCTTCGACGGATCGGATCAGGCGGTCTTCGATTCTGCATTCCATCAGTCCTGACAAGGGCTGGTCAGCCTAAAGGAGAAGGGTTATGGCCGCGACCGTAACTCAAGCCAATAACAAACTCATCGTATTCCGGAAGCAAATCTTCAAGGAATACGTGCGCGAAAACCTGTTCGCCCCCTACATGGGGACGGACATCAACGCGATCATCCGCGTCCTTCCCGACCTCGACAAGGGCGGCAAGAACGGCGGCGAGCAGATCAACGTGCCGCTGCTCACTCGCCTGCAGGCGCAGGCGATCGGCTCGGGAACGCTGGTCGGCAACGAAGAAGCGCTCGACAACTACGGAATGCGGCTCTGGGTCGACTGGGCGCGCAACGCCGTCGCGGTCAATAACGCCGAAGAGAACAAGTCGAGCGTCGACATCTTCGCCGAGGCCAAGCCCTCCCTCGTCGATTGGGGCAAGGAACTCCAGCGCGACGAGATCTGCGACGCGTTCTACGCGCTTCCGACCGAGTCGGCACCGGCGGGCCTCGGCTCCGCCAACGGCCAGCGCGTCAACGGCATCCTGTTCGACGCCGCGACGGCCGCGCAGCGCAACACCTGGATCACCGACAACGTCGATCGCGTGCTGATCGGCAACTCGAACTCGGCGAACCTCGTCGCCGGCAACTTCGCCGGGTCGATGGGCAACATCACTTCGGCGATGACGCTCTCTGGCGCCCTCATCAACCGCATGAAGCGCGCGGCGAAGAAGGCCAACCCGCGCATCCGGCCCTTCCGGCTGAAGGAAAACGGGACGGAATGGTTCGTGTTGTTCTGCGGTCAGGAGCAGTTCCGCGACGCGCAGAACGACAACGACATCAAGACCGCCAACCAGAACTCGCGCTCTCGCGAGCAGCAGGGCTACCTCAAGAACCCGATCTTCGTCGACGGCGACTTGCTCTATAACGGCGTGATCATCCGCGAAATCCCGGAACTCTCGCTGCGCCTGCCGGTCACCTATCAGACGATCGGCAACGGCGGCGGTCAGATCGCTCCCGCGTTCCTCTGCGGCCAGCAGGCGCAAGCGTGGGTTTGGGGCAAGATGCCTGTACCGACCTTCCGTAAGGAGGACGACTACGGCTTCATCCGCGGCACCGGCGTCAAGATGGCCTATGGCGTCGGCAAGCTCGCCAAGAAGACGGCGGCCGGGAATTTCCGCGAGTGGGGCGTCTACACCGCGTTCCTGGCGGCGGTTCCCGATCTGTAATCGATGTCGGGCGGCGCCTCGCGCGCCGCCTCCCACCTCTCCTCCAACAACAGGCTCAGCCATGTTCTCTCGCATCCTCACGGCG